ATGGGACTGGGCTCGACCACGCTGGTCAGCCTTCAGGAGGCTCGGCGCGCTGTCGTCGAGCACCGGCGCATGCTGCTGGAAGGCCGTGACCCCATCACCGCGCGCGTGCAGGCCAGGTCGGTCGGCCTGACGTTTGGCGAGTGCGCCGATGCGCTCATCGAAAGCCAGAAGGCCGGTTGGAAGAACGACGCCCAGGCGGAGCAATGGACGCAGTCGCTGCGGGACCACGGGCCGGCGCGGGACATGCCAGTGGCGGATATCGACACGGCGCACGTGATGGCCTGCCTGCGACAGATCTGGACCACCAAGACAGAGACCGCGTCGCGCCTGCGCGCGCGCATCGAGCGCGTGCTCGACTGGGCGAAGGTGCATGGCCACCGCCAGGGCGACAACCCGGCGCGCTGGCGCGGCCACCTGGACAATCTGCTGCCCAGGCCGAGCAAGGTGCGCAAGCCCCAGCACCACGCGGCGATGCCCTACGGTGATGCGCCGGCCTTCATGGCCCGACTGCGCGAGCGCGACGCCCGTAGCCGGCGCGCGCTTCAGTTCACCATCCTCACCGCGGCGCGAACGGAAGAGGTGACCGGATCCAGCTGGGACGAGTTCGACTTGGCCGCCGGCATCTGGTCTATCCCGGCCGAGCGCATGAAGGGCGGCCGGGATCACTTCGTGCCACTGTCGACGGCCGCACTGACCATCCTGCGTGGCCTGGATCGCAAGCTACCTCCGTTCGCGATGTCCGAGAACACCATGCTGTATCTGGTCCAGAAGCCGGCGCCCAAGGGCTTTGGCCTACCCTTCACGGTGCATGGGTTCCGGTCGTGCTTCCGCGATTGGGCCGCCGAGACGCAGGACACGCCCGGCGAGGTAGTGGAGATGGCGCTGGCGCATGCGATCCGCAACAAGGCAGAGGCCGCTTATCGGCGCGGTGCGCTGATCGAGAAGAGGCGGCTACTGATGCAGGCTTGGGCCAACTACCTGCTCGGCCGCACAAACTGAACGATCGGCGCCTGTTCCGTTCTCACATTATGAAACCGGCCGGCGACATGCTGACCGTATGCCGACACCTCTCCATCCTGCCTGCCGCTGGGTCTCCGTGACCGCAGATAGCGCGCTCATGCATTTCAACCACGGAACCGTCGCACACATCTCCGGTGGGACAATCTGGCTCTCCTGGCGAGGCACCCAGATATCTGCGCCACAGACCGGCAGCCTCCGGCAAGCAATCAGGTTCGCGGAGCGATGGATCTCCGCGCGAACAGGCCTGCCCGGCGCGAGGAAGCCGCCAAGGAAGACAGGCGGGGGCGAGCGCAGTGCATGGAAGTCGGTGCCACGGGCGATCACTGCGGCGGCCCCACTGGACGTGGCCGGATGGGGACCAACTGACGCCGAAATGGACGCGATGGAATCCATCGGCTCGACCACGATCACGTGGGGATAGGTGCCGGCGTGGCGCTGCTCAGGCGCCACGCGGGTGAGCGGCCTGTGGCCCCGCGTCCGGCATGTGTAGATTGCCACCGGCATGGGTATGCACATATCGGGCGGGACCGCAATGCGGGGTCGGATTTTTCCTCACCGGTGATGTGCGCCGCGCATGCAAGTGAACGTTTTTTCTTGAGCACGCGCAAAGCATCTTGGCTGCGCGCCGAGACGATCTCGCGCCGCCGGCGATGACCGGTGTAGCCGACAGGAGAACGTAATGCATCCACTACTGGCCACCGCCGCCTCCCTGGCGCTCCTTGGCGCCCGCCTCCCCGCCTTCGCTGCAGACCCTCCGCCGTTGAAAACCGGCCATGCAACGGAGCTGCACCGCGAAACGTCCGCTGCGGGTGAGAGCCTTGACGCCTTCGTGGCTCGGATTGCACCGCGCGCGCGCGCCGCGTCGGTGAGCACCCGATCCATAGTGTGTGGCGAGATCCAGGGTGCCGGCCCGTACAGTCTGACGCTGAAGACCGACGGGCGGCAGGAATGGTGCGACGTGCCGAAGACCACATCGCCCTATCTGCTCGTAAACGGTATCGCCAGGGACGCGCGCGAGGATCATATCCCGGCCATTTACTACCGCCGGCCCGGCTATCTCATCACTCCCTGGAGCATCAAATTCCAGGACCGCACCGGGGTGCGCCGCCTTGAGCCTGCTCAGTAATTGCGGACGTTGAGCAGCAGGCAATCCACCTGCATGGTCCCGAACGTTCCGGGAGGTGCCGGTGGGCTGCCCTGGTTGCCCTCGGCGTGGTCGTAGTACGTGTTGATGCCCTTTGCTGATGCTGTGCCCGGCGTGTATCGAACTCCTGCAACATAGGCAAGGCGGTCCATCGCCCACCGAGGGCCGCCGCCGATCACGCCGCTTACGATGGTGTATGACGCACCGGTGTGCCCGAGCGCGATCGCTACCCCGTCAGCCTGGGTTGGAAAGTCAGTTTGCGCAGTCCCTGCGGTGGCACGCATGCGGCCGATCACCCGCATGTACTTGTAACGCGAGTCGAAAGCGACGCGGCCAGTGGCCGGGTCGCGGAACCGCACGCCTTTGCTCATGACAAAGGCCATTTGCGCCACATCGGTCGTGTCAAAAACGTAGTACTGGATAGCGGTGTTGGCCGTCTCGCACACAAGCTCGAAGGTAAAGGTGCTCCCGTTCTGGGATCGATTGCGAAGGCCAACGAACGAGGCGCAGGTGACGGCGATCAGCGGAGAGTTGCCACCGCCAACGGTGACGGTGGCGAAGCCGATGCCCTGGGCCGCACCACCCGAACTCGCACCGACAGCGGTGACGGTGCCCTTCTGCTTCAACGCGAGGTTTTCGTAGCGCGTGTCGATCTGGATGATGTTCCCGCCCTCGGGAAGGATCCTCACGCCAAGAGCCATTCAATACCTCCCGTATGTGAGCACGCCGCCGATCTGCGTGCCCATGTTGCTGCCTCCGCCGTAGTTCCAGCTGATCGTGCCGGCCTGCTCGTCCACGGTGAACAGCGGCGCTTGGGCAAACTGGGCGCTACTGCTGGCGGAGAACCAGAAATAAATCTCGTTGGTGCCAAGAGCCGGGACGGCAACCGAGCCGCTGGAGCCGGCCGCGATGCTGACCACTCCGAATTTGCTGGTGATGCGCGTGGAGATGTCTATCAGAATGTTGCCTGTCGGATCTCGCTGACGGATGCCGCGCGCCATCAGAGCAGCTCACCGGCTTCGAACAAAGCGACGGTGCCGGCCGCATTCCAGAAGCGCAGCGCCTGCTCGTTGAGCGTCATGAAGCCTCCGTTGTTCGCACCGTTCATCGAGAGCGTGCCGTTTTTGTCCAGCTTCCAGCGAGGTTGGCCATTCGCGCCTACGCCATTCGACTGGATGGTGTCGCCGATCATGGCATTGGTGATCCAGGCATTGCCGATCAGCGCCTGGTTGATGAACGTCTGCCCGCCCTGGATTACGAACGGCGAAGTCACCGCATTGTTGGCCACGTTGATCACCGCGAAGCGGTCGGCCTGCATGAGGATCTGGCTTTGGTAGCTGCCATCTGGTTGCTGCTCCACGCCGACGCCCATGCCGGCAATGTAGATCTGACCAGCGCTGGTGATCTGCGCCCGCACGCTGTAAGTGGCAGACACCTTGCCATTCAACGAGACAACCGTCTGAGAGACCTGCTGCACGCTGGCATTCGTTTCGCCGAGCGACGCCTGCACGGTATCGATGCGCTTTGCCTGGACATAGTCGCCACTGGCAATAACCGACTCAACGCTGATCGTTCCGGCATATCCAGGCATAGTGCCAACGCCGCCCGTCGTATCGCCTGCGAACCAGGAGCTGAAGCGTGCGACGAGGCCTCGCGTCTGGGAACCGACTGCGGCCAGGCCTGTTTCCGGATCGTCGATCCTGAGCTCTAGATCTTGGACACGACCAACAATTGCACCAGCCTCCTCGATCGCCGTGCCAACGTTCTTCCATCGCGTACCGGGTGGCTCTTCGTTGCCGGGCTCGTCCCCTGTCCAACTCCAGATTAACCCGGCATACACAACGGTCTGCCCGCTTGCGTAGATGGCTTCCGGATCCCAGACCAACGGAACAAGGTCAGAGATGGATTCGATCGATTTGCGCAACTCCTGCGCGAGCTCGGTGACGCTGATCTTGCCGGCCAAGTACTCCAGAATCGCGGTGGCATCGGTACTGCTCTCACCCATGACGCCATTGGTCAGCGGATACCACGGCCCGATGTTGCCGCTGCGGTCGACCAGACGCCCCCAGAAGAAGAAGCGCGCGCCGGCTGCCAGTCCTAGCATTGAGTGGCGCGCTTGCGGATAAGCGAAGTCGCCGAGCTTGATCGCCCCGGCCAGGTTGTTGGCCGGGCTATACCAGATCTCGGTCCGCTCGGTGTCGGTAGCGCCCTGCGGGAATGACCACGCCAGATCGATTCCGAAGATGATGCCCGAGGCGGTGAGGCTGGCCAGCGATGGAGGCGGTTCGATCTTGCCGGTGATCTCGGTCAGCGGTGAAAGCGCGGGCATCGACACTGCGTTGAGCGCGTTTACAGCGCGCACGCGCGCCAGATACTGCCCGGCGTAGATGCCGCGCACTTCCAGGTTGGTGGTGGTGGCCCGGCCGGCCTTCACCCACGCCATATCGTCGCGGCGCCACTCGACGTCGTAGGCGATCGCCTTGTCGGCCGGGTCCCACGCGATGGTCAGCACATGCTGCGCGATGCCCTGCTCCACGAAACTGTGCGACGACAGCCGTACATTCGTCGGCGGCGGCTGCACGCTTGGCGGGATGATGCTGATCGGCGGCAACTCGATGCGCGCGCCGTCGTCGATCGCTGCGAACTTTTGTGGCACATGTTCGAGTGCGGTGATCTGGTAGGTGATGGCGTTCTCAGCTCCGTCACCCTCGGTGACGCCCAGCACCCGAAAGGTCTGCAGCGCGAGCTCGGCCGTCGAGACAGCCCAGACCGACGTCGCCACCGGCACAGTGGTCCATGGCACCGAGACTGAAACCGTCGAGCCGGCAATGTCGCTGATAGTGCGGGCCTGGCTGCGGCCATTGCTGCCAAGGACGCGGATGGTATCGCCGGCGCTCAATCCTGGCGGCACCACGTCCAGGTCGACCGACTGCAACCCCGCTGCCTTGATGCGCCCGCCGTTGCGGCGGCCGGCCCGGTTCGGGTCTGCCACTTCGATGATGTCGCCAGGTTGCGGCACCGCTCCCTCGAGGCCCACACCAAACGTGACGGTCTCGGTCTCAAGGTTCTCGGTGTACAGGATATGGAGGCCGATGCGCTGCGCCTGGGCGCGCGACGTGCAGCCCATCGCTGCCACTTCCACCTGCTGGATACCATAGCGGGCGATGCCCGGGCGGTACTCCACCGTCTCGACCTTGGCGCGGCCGAAGTCGTCCGGGTCATTCCAGGAGACCAACGCGACCGTATGTCGTACCTTCCGGGCTGAGCCGGAATAGGTGAACCGGCCGTCGATGACGTTCGTCTGGTTGAAGGCATACACCGGGTCCTGCGGCATGTCAGCCGATGCCAGCACCTGCCCAGCAGCGTAGTAGGTGATGCCGCGGAACACCGCCGCCATGTCCTGCAGCATCTTGTAGGCATCCTGCCTGGTCTGCAGGTAGACATTGCAGGTAAACCGCGGCTCCTGCCCGCCCTGTCCATCGCTCACCATCTGGTCGCAGTACTGCGCGATCTGGTACAGACGCCAGCGATCAACCCAGGCGGCCGGGATGCGATGGCCTAAGGCGAACCGGCCGTTCGTTACCAGGTCGTAGAACACCCAGGCCGGGTTGTTGGTCCAAGCCGGCTTCATGGTGCCGTCCCAAATACCGCTATAAGTGCGCGCCTGCGGGTCGTAGTTGCTCGGCACGGACACGATGCGGCCCAGGACGCGATAGGCGCGCGTCGGGATGGCTTGGAACTGGCCCGCGTCCACTTCCAGCGCAGCGAGAGCGCAATTGGGATAGCGCAGCTTGGCGTCGATGATCTCGGTCATCGACTGCACCAGCGTGGTGTCTGCGATGGTGGCGCTGTTTGCGTTGGGCGTCAGGCGGCGGACGCGGATCTGCCACTGGCTGCCCTCGGGCAGGTCGACGCGGTGGCTGCGCTCGTAAAGCGTGGTGGTCTTGCCGGTGAAAGCGTTGGAGATCACCGTGTTGAAAGCGCCGCCGTCGGTGCCAACGTCGATTGCGTAGCTGACGCTATGGCCCTCAATGTCGCCGTTCTTGGTGTTGGTCTTCTGCAGCGCCTGCACCGCGACGCGCACACGGATTGCTGACAGGTCCGAATTGGTGAAGCTGCGCACGACCGGCTGATCGCTGCGCAACTCGACATTGACCGCATTCTCGTTCTCCACGCTCGGGAAGCCGGCCAGGTGTTCCTGATCCTGGGTGCCGGCGCGCGTCTCGAACCGTACGTTCTGGAAGTTGAATCCACCGTCCGCACCCTGCAGCGGGGTGCCGTCAAGGTAGACCGAGCGCAGGCCATCCTTGAGCCCTGCAATCTCGCCTTCGCTGATGAGGTCGATGATCTTGGCGAAGGCGATCGATTGCAGGCTGTCCGGCGTCTCCACTGGTGTGCGAGCGGAGCTGGCCCCCTTCTTGGCACCGTGCAGCGCCGGCGCGCGCTCCTGCGCGTCGCCGCTCATTGTTGATCCTCAGCGAAGATGCCGCCACTGATGACGGCCGAGCCAGTCCAGGTGTCGCCATAGGCGACCGGCACCGGGTTGCCCTGCGCCTGGGTGTTAACCGGCCCATTGAACGCATAGCTCGGGCGGTTGTCCGGACTATCCTGCGTGCCCAATCCCTTCTGCGTTGGGGAAAGCATCTGCACAACGCCACCGATCACCATTGCGATGCCGGCATTGGTTAGCGGTACGCCGATCACGCCGTATCCCATCGAAGTGAGGACTACGCCAGCAACTACCAGCACTGCGCCGACGATCGTCTGCAGCACACCTCCGCGCTTCGAACCCTGCAGCACAGGCGCGATGCGGATGGCGTCATCGCCGGGAGGATCGTGCAGCTGATCTTCTGAGAGGTTGCGCCGGCCGTTGAACACCGCGAACGTCAGTCCACGATCCTTGGCGCCCATGAGGAAGCCTTGGAAGCCTGCGAGCTGCACGGACAGCGCGCGGATGGCCTCGGCCGGCGATGCCACCGCCAGCCGGAACTCCTTGCCAAACTTGGCGCGCAGCACGCCGTACAGCCGCACCACGCGCACCTTGGGCACTGCATGCATGCTCATGCAGCACCGCCGGTGGCGAGCTTGTGGCGCACCACACGCACCGTGCGGTCAGCCCAATAGCCGCCGTAGGGCACGCGCCCCGACAGCCGGTCCGCGAGGTGGTGCAGCATCTGCCCCTCACCCAGGTACACGCCGGCATGGTTCGGCACCGGCGCGCGGATCTGCATCACGATCATGTCACCGCGCTGGGGTTCGTCCTGAATCTCCGCGAATCCCTCGGCCTGCAGCCGCTCGAGTGCGTACAGATCGCCACCTTTGTTCCACCAATCATCTGCGCGTTCGTAGTGCGACAGCTGGATGCCCAGCTCGCGCGCGTAGAAGTCGCGCACCAGCGTGTAGCAGTCGAGTACGCCGTGGGCGAACTGGCGACCCACCAACGGCGCCACATAGCCGCTCGGCTGGATGGTCTGCACCTCGCCGCACTCCGGCACCCCGTCGACCTGCCCGACACTGATGATGTGCCACGTCAGCCCGCTGGCTTCGCACATCGCCTTGTCCGCATCCGAAGCATGCGCTGACGCATTCGGATGGCTGTGCACCAGCGCCACGATCTGGCCGGCATCTTCCGCAGCGGCGTAGTCCTCCCCCGGCAGGATGAAGTGCTCGCTGGGCGTGGTGGCGACGTTGCGGCACGGCCGGTATTGCTCGCCTGTACCGGACAGCACGACCAGCCCGCAGCACTCGCGCGGGTACTCAGCGGCGGCATGCGCCTGGATGGCCATGAGGGTTGCGTGTTCCATGTGATCGCCCATGAAAAAGGCCCGCACATGGCGGGCCTGGAAGGTCTAGATGCTGCTCGCGCGCTACGTGCGCAGCAGGCCGGCGGCGGGGAATCCGCCGTAAGGCAGCGGGTTGTTCGCGCCAAAGCGCAGCTTGCAGGACCGGACCTTGCCGCCGCAGACATCAAGCGCCGGATCGCTCACCGGGTTGTCGTTGATGTCGGCCACCGGTGGGCCGTTGTACCCGCAGTACGGGCCGCGATAGCCTCCGCGAATGATCCAGCTGCAGGTGTTGGCGATGATCTGCCGGCCCGGCAACTGCTCGCCGTTGAGATCGGCGGCAGTGGCCAGCTCGAACTCCACCTGCGTGTGGTCTTCGCTGACCTTGCGCTCGATGAACCAGATCTCGTCGGGGAAGTGCTCGTCCGGGTCGGCCGTCGGATTGCCGCCGGCAAAATTCACTGGATCCAAGTACTTGGTCAGGGTCTGCCGGCGGATCACGCGCGCGCCCACCAGGTCGTCGTACAGCAGGCAGAGCGCGGTAATGGTGCCGTCGATGTTGCTGACACGAAGCCGCGGGTTCGGCGGCTGGTCGCTGGTGCGTTCAAAGCCGGTAGCTTCTACCGGCCAGGGATCGTAGACCTGGCCCTGCCACACGATCGGAGTGCTTTGAAGGTGGGCGTGAAAGAGCAGCGAGTCTGCCCCCAGCGCGGTTGCGTCGAGTTCGAACACCGTCACCCGTGCGCCAGGCTCCAGGGTTTGGATGTCCGCGAGAATCGACATCAGCCCAGCTCTAGCCGGATTGCTTCGAACAACAGGCGGCCATATTCCATGGGGTCCGTCGGCATTGCGTTGAAGGGCATCCACTCGGAATAGCCCGGCAGCAGCACCTCACACGATGCCCAGCTCTTTGTGTCGTCCCCCCATGCTGCGTTGCGGTATTCCATCGCAACTGTGGGCGCCTCAACGATGCCGTCTTGCGGCTGCATCAACTTCATCAGCTGATCCTCACGAAGATCGCATTGGTACCGCCATCGAGCCACACGCCCGTGCACTTCCAAATTCCGGGCCGTCCGTTGATTGCCTTTGTTGCTCCCTCGGCAAGACCATCACGGGTCGTCGCAACCAACCAGCCGGGCGAGTTCGTGGTGAGCGGGTCGTACCAGGACGTATGGAGCATGTCGCCGAGTGAAACCGCATCGACCTGGACTTTTAGGCGACCGCTGCCAACGGTATTCCAGCCGACGTAGACCGTGTTGGCTCCCATCCCCGTGCCGCCGCCTTGGCGCACGGGCCTGAATCCAAGCGACGCCTCCTTGCCTGCAATGGCGGTGTCCTGATCCGCGTTCTTCTGGTACAGCTCGCCGAAGTTGTCATTCGTCTTCTGGAATGCAGCGCGCGGGGGATCGCCGCGGCCTCCGCCCTGCTGGGGAGTGTCGAGGTCGATAATTTGGCGTGCCATGAGGTTCCCTTACGGCTGAAAGTGTTGTTCGAAGGTGGCGGAAAGCGTGTAGTTGTCCGCGCCGTGCGCCACCGAGTTGTAGCCGGTGCATTGGTAGTACCCCTGCGTCGAAAGCGGCGGTGTCCATAGGAATGACCGGCCGACATGCGCGTCCAGGAAATCGGCAATCTGCCTGATCAACGCCTGCTTGCCGACGCGCGAGACGTTCCAGCTCTGGCGCTTGGAGTTCAGGCCGTCGGCCGATGTCTGCCGGTAGCCGTCCCCGAACTGCGCCGCGCGGACGGCGAATGTTGCGGTGCCGCTGGCCTCAAGCCGAACCGGCCATGTGAAGACCTCAGCCACGACCACCTCCTGGTGCGAACATGCCGCCCGGGCGCATCTGCTGCTGCAGCACCCGCAGCACCATCGGCTGGATCATCTGATTCAGCGCGCGCAGCATGTCGTTCTCGTCGCCGTTGGTGGTCGTGCTGGCAGTGCCGTCACTCTGGATCACGTTGCTGATGTGCAGGCTCACGCCACCGGCGGTACCGGATGCCACGTCACTGACGGGCCGGCCTGCCGTGATCGGCACCACGCGACCGCCCTGGTTGCCTGGAATCATGTAGGTCTTGCCGCCGGCCTCGTACATCTCTGGCCGACCGCCCTCGCCCACTTCGTACAGCGCCCCGGCCGCGACCGGGCCGCCGCCGGCGCGGGACCCTGCGATAGCGCCACCGATCGCTGCCACCCAGCTGTTACCGGAGCTGGCAGCCATCGTGCCCAGGGCCTTCAGCAACTGCGACGCAGCAAGGTCAGCAAGCATGCGCTGGATGGTCTTGGCAAAGCCCTTGACCATGCCGCCCAGCCCTTCTTCGAACGGGTCGAAAAGGAAGTCCGAGAGCGCGCCCTGGATGCTGCGCGCCGCCTCAAGGCTGTATTCCTTGATCATGTCGCTGCCTTCCTTGGTCTTGGCGATCATGCTTTCGTAGCCTTCGCCGTAGATCGCCGCGTAGTCGTCCATGGCGTCCTTCGTCTGGGCATAGCTCTCCAGCAGCCGCGCCTGCTCCTCGCTCAGCGCGCCGAACGCGCCGGTGCGGATGTCATAGGCAACCTTGACGGCCTCGCCGATCTGCCCGTGAAGCGCCAGTTCTCGCTCCAAGCCCGCCAGGTAGGTGTTGACCTTTTCGTCAGTCGCGCCGTAGATGGCCGCGATGTCTTCGTTGACGTCCTTGATCTGGGCCAGCTGCAGCAGGCTCTGCGCCTGTGCGCCGGTGATGCCCTTGAGCGATCCGCTCTGGAGCTCATACAGCACCTTGGCGTATTCGGTGTTTTGGCCGGTGAGCGCCAATTGCTTGGCCAGCTCCGCCGACATTGCGGTGTAGGTCTTCTGCAGCTCAGCCGCGGCCTTGCCCGCCTCCTTGTCGGTGTACTCGAACGCCGCCGTCTTGGCCGGGCGGACCAGCGCCGCATCGTCCGGCATCGCGCCGTTTTCGAGCAGCTTCACCTCGGGTCGGTTGCGCTTGGTGATCTCGCGCTGGAGCGCCAGCTGTTGCCGCAGCAGATCGTTGAGCTGCTCCTGCTTCTTGACGGACTCCGGCTCAATGGCTTGGATGAGACGCCGCTGCGAAGAAACCGCGCCTAGCTGCTCATTGAGAGCTGCAGTGGATGCATCGCCCAGCGCCGACGTGTTTGCGCCTTCAAGATCTCGCAGTTCCTTCAGCCGACCGATGTAGTTCACGAGCATGACGACGCCATTCGCCATCTCGGCGGTCAACCCTCCCACCCACGTAGTCAGATTGACGATAGCGCTCTTCGTGCTGTCGCTCCCCATGAATGCGGTCAGCTCCTTGACCTGCGGCAACAGCTCGGCGCCCACCTGATTCTTCAAGCCCTGGAACGCCAGATCCATCTCGGCCGTCTGGACGCGCAGTTCTTTCAGCGATTTCGTAGTCTGCGCATCAAGCACGACGCCGAGGCGCTCAGCCTCGTCGCCCCACTTCCGGAAGCCCTCGCCGTTGTTGGCAAGCAGCGGGGCCAGCAGCGACGCGTCGTTCGCGATCGCCTCCAGGTAAAACACCATGTCGCCTTGCGACACGCCAGCCTTCTCGAGCGCGCTGTAGTACTTGCCCAGCGCCTCCGGCCCGCTGAGGTTGCGAAACTCCTTGGCTGTCAGCCCTACCTTGGGAGCGATGTTGGTGAAGAAGTCCTGCAGCTCACCGCCGCCGTTTTGCAGGAAGTCGCCAACCTTGTCCTGCGTGTCCTTGAAGATGTCGGACAGCTTGTCCTGCTGGATGCCCACCGTCGACGCGCCGGCGGCGAGGCGCTGGAAGCTCTGCTCGCTGGTGCCGGAAAGCCTGGCGAAGCGCTCGATCTCGCCCGACGCGGTGGCCAGCTGCCTGGTCCAGTTGAGGGTCGCAGTGCCTGCCACGGCCAGCCCGCCCACCACCGCACCGCCGATCTTGCCGAATGCCGCGCCAACTTCGACGGCGGTGGTCTGCGAGTCCTTACCGAACTTGCGCACCTGCTTGCTGGCCCGGTCGGTATCGGTCTCGAACGAGCCGGTCCGCATCAGCAGATCAACGACGATTGAACCTGCAGTTGCCATGTTCGTCCTATCAGCGGTCGAAGCCGAGCGCCCGCACCACGTCGCGGTCGGCGTCGCTCAGCTCGGGGTCGGTGGGTGTGGGAGCGAGTGCCGTCAGCACCTGCTCGAACTTGCCGCCCATCGAGGCGGCGATGATCGCGGCCGGGCGGTGGTGCCGGTGCAGATCGTCGAAGGGATACAGCGTGTAGTAGGTGCGCCAGCCGGCCATCTCTGTTTCCGGCATCGCATCAATTTCGGTGAGCGTCTTCCCCAGCGCTAGAGCGAGGGTGTATCGGAACCACTCTCCGGTGCCTCGCTCGGCGAGCTGACGTTTCCCTGGTAACTGTGCACCCCGCTAATTGCGGCGGCGAGCGCGTACTGCACGCTGATCTTCAGGTTGCGAGCCTGCTCCAGCGTCAATGCCGGCTTCCCATCCTCCGTGCAGATCGCCTTGGCAATCAGGCGTGCCATGGATTCGGATTGCTTTTCCGGATCATCGCTTTGTTGGCCAACGGCGAAGGCTCGCACGACGCCTGCCTGCTGCTCGCGAATGTAGAACGTATGCTCCTTGCCGTCGGGCAGCGACACCTGACGCGTCTGCACATCCGGCGAAACGAACAGCGATGAATCGAACAGCGGCGGCGCGGTGGGAATGGGATTGGTCATAGACAGTTCCGTCAGAGAGAACGGGCCGGCGCTGGGCCGACCCTGCAGGTTGGGATCAGGCCGCCAGCGGCTTGCCGTAACGGGTCACACCACCACTGCGCTGCACCGTGACCGTGCCGCGCACAATCTCGTTGGTCGCGATGTCGATGTTCACGTCGGCGACGTAGCCCTTGAAGGCGAACCCGGAGCGAGCGCTTGCCAGAGGCGGTACCAACGCGTCGTCCACGCTCAAGGTCGGCGCGGCAGTGCCATCGCTCAGGCCGATGTACCAATCCACCACCTTGCCGCTGTCCTTCAGCGCGAACAGAGCATCGTGCGATGCGTTGCTCGGGATGTAGTTGAACGGCATGGACACCTGGCCCGGGTTGCCGAGGCCGCGCTGATAGGTGCGGTCTGTGGTCGCATCGAGGCAGGTGTCTTCGATCTGGTCGGCGGCACCGCCCAGGCCGGACGCACCGGTGGGGCATGCGAACTTGGTGATAGCCGGGCCGCCAGCGGCGTCCGGATCGACGAAAAACAGGTGCGTGCCCTGGGTCTTGACGACGCCCTCGGTCATGGCTAAATCCTCATGTGCGCCGCGCGAGGGCGGCTGTGTAGAAGCGACCAGGCGTCAGCGCTGGTCGATGAAATCGGCCTCGAGGCCGATGCGGTAGAGCCTCGTTGCCGAGTCCCTGTTATTGATGACCACGCGATTGGCGATCAGGAGCTCATCCAGCGCCGCGCGCACGGCCAGGGCCAGCTCTTCAATGCCAGAGTCGGTCGCGTGGTAGCAGTCGATCTGCACGCTGGTCGCGTCGCCTCTCGGCGCTTCGCTCAGCGTGTCGTACGGCAGGCCGGTGACGATCTGCCAGACGATGTAGGGCCGCTGCTCGTCCTGCGGCACCTCGCCGTGGCGGCCGATGCGATCGGCGACGATGGCGGCGACCGCAGGCGTGTGGATGGTTCGATAGACCTTGGGCAGCATCAGCGCACCACCCTGCCCTTGGCCAGCTTCTTCGTCAGCCGATCCAGTCGCGTCAGCAGATCATCGGTGACGATGTCGATCACCTGCGAACCGCGGCGCTGCACGGCCGGACGCAGCCATGGCCGAGCCGGCTGGAGGGCCGAGCCGTATTCCATGAGCTGCGCGGCACGGCGCGTGCTGGTGCGGGCACCCTTGGCATTGACGAAGGACACGCGGCGCACGCGCACCAGCTGGCGCTCACCCTTGGTGCCGGTCGGCGCCTTGCCGCGGCTGGCGATCACCGCCTTCACTGTGGTGCCCGTGCTGTCGTCGCCGTCGGCGGTGATCTGGCGTTGCAGGTTCTCCTTGGCCCGGTCACGCAAGAACCGCGCGCCCTTGGCCAGGGCCAGCTTCACAGGCCCGCCGCGCTTGCTCACCACTTCGGCAGGCAGCGACTGCAGCAAGCCGACAACATCGCCGATGCCGTCCAGCTTGATATCGACCTTCATGCTTACTGCCCGTCGTTGGTGCCGGTCGAAACCGGCAGCGTCAAATACTCCAGGCCACTCTCGCGATCGGCGAGTGCACCCTGGATGTTGTAGATCTCGGCATCGGCGCCGTTGCGCACGTGCACCGCGCGCATGCTCGCCAGAATGCCGGCACGGTACCGGATGGTGATGCGCGCCGAGACTTCACTCTGGCCTGCGCCGGCGGCGATGAACTCCCGGGCGGATAGCGGCTCGATCGCCGCGGCGAGCGTGCCGGCGTGCACCGGCTGCCAGGTGACCACCTGCACGCCGTCCTCGTCCCGCGCAGTCACCTGCCGCTGGATGCGGATTCGGTGCCGTAGCTTGCCGGCGGCGAGGCTCATACGCCGAGGCCTACCCGGTGCGGCCAGAGCAGCGCGTGCGCTCCCAGCGGCAGCTGGTTGGCGGTCTCGTCGGTCACGGCCTCGCGGTTCCGGAAAAGGTGGCCCGCGATCAGCAGCACCGCGGCGGTGATCGAGGCATTGGTCACGATCGGGTCGCCGCCGGCTGTGCCATCGAGAACCGCCTCGGCTAGCGCATCTGTGTCCGGGTAGACGCGCCGGTTGAGGAAGTCCTGGGCGGCCTGCTCGGCTGCGTCGACGTAAACCGTCAGCAAGGAATCGTCGGAACTGTCGGCCCGGCAGTGCTGCCGGGCCTGCTCGATGGTTACCAGATCCATGGCTCAGGGCTTCCGCTTCGCCGCGGTCTTCTTGGCGGCCGGGGCGCCCGTATCGTTGGCCGGCGGATCCGGCTCCGGCGCAGCCTCAGCGCCCTCTCCCACCTGGGTGGCACGGCCCTCGTCGAGGAACTTTTGAGCTAGGCTGGAATCCAACTGCACGGTCAGGCCGGCCCGCGGGTCGGGCTTCTTGAACTTGATGAGCATGTCGTTCTCCCAGAAAGAAGCCGGCCTTGGCCGGCTTCGTTGGATCAGGCGACGTTGCCGAAGTCGCCGTAAATGAAGGCCTCGGGGCGATACACGGCCAGGGCCAGGCGCTCTTCTGCCAGGATGGTGACCATGTTCTTCACGAAGTCGTCTTCGTTCTCGGTCGCCACTTCGACGCGGGCCTGCCAGCGATCGAAGACCTGTGCGCCCAGGCGGAATGCACCGGTGAGGAACTTATCCTCAGCAATGGCGGCGGTGGCGACCACCGGCAGGTTCCACAACGTGGCGCCGATGGTGCCTTGCGGATTGCCGATGATGTAACGACCCGTGGTGTCCTTCAGCAGCTCGATGCGTGCCCAGTCGATCGGGTTCATCACGATGCCGCTGGCCGGGAACTCCGCCAACTGCGCCTGCAGCATCGCCAAGCGCACTTGGTCGATGATGGTGGCGCCGGCGATGTCCAGTGGCGAGGCATAGGCCGATGCCTGCGGGATGATGCCCAGCAGGTTCTGGCCGGTGCCGTCGCCGCTCAGCAACTGCTGCTCTTCCTTGAAGGCCAGACCATAGCGCAGGCGACCATCGATGTAGCTGGCCAACTGCGATGCATCGCTCAGGATCTGGCGCGACGCCTTCATGTAGTGGGCGATGACCTTCGCAGTCGTGCTCACCATGTCGAATTTCAAGCTGGACTCGGGCTTCTTAGCGGTCTCCGCCACCATCCCGGCGTTGTTGGTGAAACCGGTCTCCTTCACGTACTCGAGCGCGTTTCCGTCCATCCGGCCAGGGGTGATGAGGTCGCGCACGGTCAGGCGGCGATCCGGCGGTGCAATTACGCCCGGGACCCGGGTGGTCTGCACGAGATCGCCGGCCGAGCCATCAGCATCGGTGGTGAGCGAGGTGATGGCCGCCTGGAAGGTCATGTCCACGCGACCGCGCGGCGTGGTCTTCCCGGCGAAGGACTTGAACTCGTCGCTGCCGACGAACTGCTGGCCATAGCTCTGATGCTGGACGTCGCCGCCAGCACCATTGGCTTCGATCTTGGCGATCATCTGCTCGGCGTTCTGCAAGTTCGCCTGCAGCTCACCCTGCTTCAGCAGCAGATCATCGACTTTGGCGCGGGTGTCCTCGGCCATCTTCGCACTGGCCTTGATCTCGTCCTGCGCCTTTTCTGCCATCGCCTTGACATCGTCTCCGATGCGCTTCAGTTCGGCCTGGATGCCTTCGGGAAGCGCGGCGAGCACCGGTCCGGCCATCATCGCTCCAGCCAAGTCCGGCGAGAGGATGTGGTGGATAGCGGTGGCGGCGCTTGCATCGAAGGCCACGACCAGGGCAGCCAGCGCGAACAGCGCCAGCCAGATGCTGTACTTCTTCATGGGAATTGCTCCGTTCAGTTGAGGGAAAAACCACGCAGCGCGGAGGCGAATGCCTCATCGCTGTTTGACGCTTGGCCAGTGCTAGCCTGGCCGTCCTCGGTGGGATCTCCCTCACCGCCGCCAGCGGGATCACCCGCGCTGGACTTGAACTCGCTGATGAGTCGCACGGCCTCACTTTTAGGCATGCCGCTGGCACGCAGCGCAGACTCGATCCGTCGCACTGCCGATGCGCTCGCCTTTGCCGCACCTCGCTCGACCTGGTCACTGGCCAGCAGCTCGTCAGCGAAGCCATCTTCGATTGCTGCTTCGCCGCCGATCCAGGTCTCTGCATCCATAAGCTTGGCCATGGATTTCCGGTCCTGGCCGGTCCGGGCGGCGTAGATGCTGGCCATGGCATCGTCGAAAGGCTTGAGCGTGTCAGCCACCTCGATCAGGTCGTTACGATTGCCGACCGCCATGACCCATGCGTTGTGGATCATCAGGAAGCCAGCGCGTGCAATCTGCACGGTGTCGCCAGCCATCGCGATGATGGAAGCTGCGGATGCGGCCAGGCCAAGGACCTTCACCGTGATCTCGCCGTCGTGCTCGCGCAGCAGGTTGTAGATGGCCAAACCCTCGAACATGTCGCCGCCGGGGGAGTTGACATTGACCGTGACCGGTCCCTTGCCCATCGCGCGCAGCGCGCCAGCGACACGCCTGGCCGTGACGCCCTCGCCCGCCCAGTAGTCCTGGCCGATGACGTCATAGACGCTGATGGTTCGCTCCTCATCGGATTCGGCTGCAGCGCGCACGCCCGCATTCCAGCGATCCATGGCGCGCGGCTGGATCTGGCTGCTGACTGCGGCGCAGGGCCTACCCTCCGGAGCACCCGGCAGCGTCTTTATCGTCATCTCTGTTCCTCAGTCCCGCGCGGCGGCGGGTTCTTCAATGCCCAGGAGGGCGCGGAGCGAGGCGCGTACCTGCTGCGCCTGCTGATCGTTCTGTCCCAGCGCGTCGAGCGGCAACATGGCCGACTGCACGGTCAGGACCGCAGCATTCCCGCCCATCGGCTCCCGGTCCTCTAACTCGCGCACCTCGTCGCGGGTCAGGATGCCGTTGTTCACCATGGCGGCGTAGAAGGCAGCACGGCCGGCGCTGTCCGCGCGCAGAAGGCCTTCGACCGCGAATTTCGCGTAATAGCGCGTGCGCTCGCCGGCGGTCAGCAGATCCTTGCTGATGGCCTGTTCGATACGGCGGAGCCAAGGACCAAGCGTGAAGGTGAGGAAGCCAATCATCTGCTGCTCGATGCCACTGCCCCAGCTCGTGCTCTTCTCAGTGTGGCCGACCATCCATGGCGGAACACGGAACCAGCGGCAGATCGATTCCACCGAGAACGCCCGCGACTCCAACAGCTGGGCGTCGCTTGGCTTGATCCCCAGACTCCCTGCATCGGTGCCTCCCTCGAGCAGCGGCGTTTCGCCTCGCTCGATCGTGCCCATCAGATTTTTCTTGAACTCGTCGCGCTGGTCCGGCTTCAGGAAGGTGGCAACCTTGTAGTAGACGGTTTGCAGCAGGCCATTCTTGAAGGTGCGGGCTGCGGCCCTGTCAGCGGCGATTGCCGCGCCGAACACCTTGGCGCCATAGCTGATCACCGAAACACCGTTCAGGCCGTCGAGCGTGAAGCCCGGAATGATCCAGATGCGCTCGCGCGGGATAACGCGGCGAGACCCGTCAGTCCGCGGATACACGAAGATCTTGCGGCCCTGGATGTCGCGGTTCACCACCAGCTTGTCGGGGTCCAGGAACGACAGGCCGATCAGGCGATTGCCGGCGTAGAGCTTCTCGGCATGCGCAGCGCCGCGCAGCAACATGGCGGCGACCATCGCCTCCCAGAAAACAGAGGCCGTCGAATCTGCGTTTGGCTGGTCATGGATGACGAAGTGGAGAGGGTGTTGGCCGGCAACGCGTTTACCGCCTGATGTTCGTTCGAACATCGATAGCGGGAGCGTTGCAATTGTTTCGGAGATCAGTCGGACACAGGACCAGGCTGCATCCACCTGCAAAACTGTCTTGGGGGTTACCTCTGCACCTGTCTCTGATTCCGTCTGCCGGTCGACATAGAGGTCCTTATCCTTGGGCGAAAACGAACGCACCCAGCCGTCGACAGCTGCAGCAATCCGCCGCATCACGCCGGTCTTCGGTTGGTTCTTCATCGCGTTCCAGTCCTCACCGGGCTGCTTAGCCAATTATTAAAATCGACCTCTTCGTTACCTTCACTGGCGAACGCCAGGCCTACTGCCATCAGCAGAGCTGTCATGTCATCGATCTTCTCTGCCGAGCGCTTCTTGTCCGGCGCCATGTTCAAGTTCTGATCTGTGCGCGCGACCAGGTTCGATGCGCACCACGTGAGTACCGGGTCGCCGTCGTGCACCAGCTTGCCGCCGATGTAGGCGCGCTCCAGTTCCTGCATGGCCGGGTGGTAGGACTTCGTGCCCTGCACGAACTCCACCAGCGGCACCTCGGCGGCGACAAGCCGGCTCACCATCTCGGTGGCGTTCCAGCGATCGAAGGCAATCGACTGGACGTTGAAGCGCTCCACGACCTCAAGCACTGCACGCTCGATCGCTGCGTAGTCGGTGACTTCGCCCTCGGTCTGCTCCATCAGGCCCGCCGCAACCCACCCGGCATATGGCACGGTGCCTCGCTCGGTTCGCTGCGCTACCGCCGCGGCGGGAACCCACCGCCTCCCCCAGGTGATGATGCGATCACCCACACGCCACACCAGCCTCAGGGACGTCAGATCCCGCGTACTCGCCAGGTCGAGACCGCCCCAACATGGCGCGTCCCGCAGCGCCTCCAGGTCAACCACACCCGCGCACGCGTTCCACTTCGGCAGCGCCACCCAGCTGTTGGCCGAGGCCGCCGGCCGGTTGACGCGCTTGATCTCGAACTCGGCCAGCTTCGACGGCATCCGCTTGGCCTCGACCGCCTCCTTGCGGATGGCTGCCAGCAGGTGCGGATTGGAGTCGATCAGCGGATTCGCTTTGATCCACTTCGACTCGTCGAACGTGTCGTCGGCTTTAGCGCCTGTTGCCTTGTCCTCCTCGTCGATCGCGAAGAACAGTGCGAGGTAGTGGTCGGCCTCGTGTCCGAACACGCCGGCCAGCAGCTGCTTCACAAACTGCCTGATCTCAGCCCAGGGACCGGGGTTGGTGTAACCCTCGGTGGTGGTGAAGAGCCAGAGCGGGTTCTGCCGCGCGCCGGCAGCGGACTGCAGCACATTGAGCAAGTCCGGCGTCTTGTGGGCATGGATTTCATCCAGACCGACGTGCGACGGGTTGAGGCCGTCTTGCGTGCTGGCCTTGGCGTGGATTGGCTTGAAGCTCGCGCCGATCTCCATCCGCGTGATCGACTTCGCCCAGGTCTCCAGCCCATAGGCCTCGCGCAGGTCGGGCGTTTTCTCCACCATCCGCTTGGCGACGTTGAAGATGATCGACGCCTGCGGGAAAGTCGTTGCAGCCGAGATGACCTGCGCACCCTCCTCGTTCTCGCAACACTGGCAGTACAGCAAGATCGCCGACGCCAGCGTCGATTTCGCATTCTTGCGCGCCACCGCGAACAGCGCGGACGTGAAGCGCCTGGATCCGTCAGGCTTTCGGAACCCGAACAGCTGCACGACGAAGAACACGTGCGACCGGTGCATCCGGATCTCTGGCGTCTCCCACTTGCCTTCGACGTGTGGGAGCAGCTCGATGAACCCGCATGCATGGCACGCATGTTCCGGCGAGAACCGGAAGGGTGCGCCGCGCTTCCTCGCGCGCGCCAAGTCATCGATAAACCGCTTTGCGGCCTGCCGGATCAACTTGCCGAACCGCAGCCCTTTCTTGTCGGCGATCGCTTCCTGCGCGTACGCAATGGCCACGCCGACATAGTCGGAAGGATCCGGCTTGCGGGCGCGCGGCGCGGCCCTGCCCTGCTTCTTCGGTGGCGCCTTCTTGGCAGCCGGCTTACTTGCCCGGCGCGGCGAGCGCGGCGAACTTGTTGCCGGGCTTCTTGCTGTCGCCACCCGAACTCACCTTGCGCCTGCTGGCGGGAGTCATGCCGAACTCGGACATCAGCGCCTTGAACGCTGTGTCCTCGGCGGCCGTTATGTCCATCCCCGCCTTCTGCTTCATCACCATGCGTTGCCAGGCGTAGCAGAGTTGCTGGAGTGCGTAGAGGTCGACGACCTGCAAGACCTTCGCCGCGACCAGCTGCGGGCCGAGATCACGCCACATGGCGGCGCCATCGGCGTTCAGATGCTGAGGGGCGTCGGGAAAATCATCGATCAGGTCGAACTCGGGAACGTCCGGCACCTCGCGGTCCGGCCGGGCCGTCCCGGCGATCACCTTGAGGGCCGGAGCTGTTGGCTTCCGTCCTCTCATTTTTCAAATCCTAATTTTGACCGTGCGAAAATTTGGCTGAGCGGCCGGTGTCCGACCCCAACCCCTCAAAGTTTTGCCCTACCCCCCGGGGTTGGGGACGGTCGGCCGACCTGCCGCGTCGCGGATGCGAACGGTTCGCGCCGCGCGCCGCCTCGGCCTTGGTTTTGGCGATGTGACAGTCGACGCAGATGGCCTGCAGGTTGTTGTCTGCGCCAGTCCCGCCTTCAGCTTGGGGGACGATGTGGTCGACCTCCTCGGCAGCCGTGACGCGGCCAGCGGCGCGGCATGGGACGCAGAGGTATTGGTCGCGCTTCATGATCTCGTCGCGCTTGCGCCGCCACGGCCGGCCGCCGCGTCCTTGCCCGTAGTTCTCGGGCTGCGCCTGGGCAACGTGGACCGGCGCGATCCGCTGAAGTGGCTTATGCCGCGACGGGAAGCCAGGCATCAGTCCAGGCTCATGGATTGATCTCGCTCACCACCAGACAGCTCGCCGTCGAGCGTGCATGCCGGCTGCTCTTGCTCTTGATCATCGCCAGCCAGTGCAGCGATCAGCGTGTCGAGCTTCTCCTCGATGCGATCTAGCTGTGTCGCATGCAGATGAGTCACGGCATCACCTTGGTGCGGTCTGCGGTAATGATTGCTTGGCAGGCGTCGACGTGGTCATCAGCGTCTCGGCCGACTTGAACAACAGCGCCCGCAACCTCGCTTCGTAGTTGGGCGTGCGCATCACGTTCGATGGCGCCGGTGACGGAGCGGGACAGGAGGTCGGTATTACATGTGGCGAGGTCGTTGCGCAGCTGGAGCACACCACTGCGCAGGTCAGCCACAACAGCATCAGGGACGGCCTGGGCCGCCTGCCGGTCTTCTTCATGCTTGGCTCCAATGTCGGCCAGTGCCTCGGCGTGTTTGTGTTCGATGGCGCGCGCCGCCTGCTCAACTTGTAAGGCTTGCTTACCAGTTGCTACCTGGACATTGGCCGCAGCCGCCTCGGCCCGATCGCCTCGCCATGCCCAGCCAGCACCGACCATGGCTGCAGACCAGATCAGCGAAGCAACGATGGCGATCAGGATGCGATTCATGCCAATGGCCTACCGATCGTGATCGGGCTAGCCAACACCTGGTCTTCGCGCATGAAGCAGGAGGCAACCTCCAAGGACAGGTCTATCAGCAGGCACCACAGATGCAAGGCGGGCACCTTCGGCGTGCCAGTCACCTGGTCATCGCCATCAACGCGCAGCCATGCTGGCACACCGAACAAGCGGCCTTCGTGAGTCATGCCGTTCGCGATCGCGACTGTCTCGCGGACGTAAAGAGCGGGGAGCAGCCCGGCCAAGCACGACAGGGTGCGCTTCATGCGTTCACCATTTGACGTAGACGTTTGCTGAGCTTCCGGGCCCGGCAGGCCACGATCCCACTTGTCAGGCACTGGGCTTTCTCGAACTGTTCGAACCGAAGTAGTAGCCGCCGACGATGCCGGTCAGATTGACCAGACCACCTACCAGCAGCAACACGATGTCTTTATTTTCTGGCGGGATCGCCACACCAAGCATTGCGGCGAGAATGACCAGGTTGGTGGCGATCACCAACAACGCCAGGCCGCCGCGCGCTTGCGCGAGCGTATAGCGCGATAGGCTCACGATTGCAGGCTTGCGGCGCCCATGGCGAGCCGCATTACCAAGCGAGATACAGCGCGTTTGTCGCGCTCCGTCGCATCGCTGAAGAGCTCCCAGCGAAACTCCTGAATCACCGAGCCGAACTCCAGCCAGTCACCGCGGCGCGCCGCTGCCCACAGGTCCGTGGCGTCGCGCACCAGCTCGGCGCCGATGATGTCCGCGATCGCAATGATGTACGGCAGCGACGGGCGCATCTCGGGATGCACGGCGAGCAGTTCGAAGAAGCGGCCTCGCAAGGTCTCCTGCGCTTCCATCACGTCCTCGGTCAGCTCCATGGTGGCTACCCGCTCACTCTGCTCGCGCGTTTCGATGGCGCGCCCATAGCCCAGGCGCAGCACATTGCGCGCATCGCGGCGCGGCCGCGCGGTACGGCCCCAGCATTCCTGCAGTAGCTCAACCGCTTCGGTGAGCGATTGACGCTCTGCCGCCAGCAGGGTCGCGTCGTCAAGATCCGGCACCATCATGCCCCCAGCGCCTTGAGCGCCTTGGCGTAGCGCGCCCGCCGATCGGCGGCACCGTTCTGCCCGCCGTTGACCCGTTCGGTGATGTCGTCGAACCGACCGGCATCGGCCAGTGGGTTCAAATTGCGCGTGTCCCAGAATGCCGCGGCGGCGAGCGCGCCCCACTTGGGCTGCTCCAGCATCTCGGGCTGCTTCTCGAAGTCCGGCACATCCCGCACGCCCTTGGCGCGCAGCGTGTCGCGCATGCCCGCGTAGTTGGCTCGACCGGTGTTCTGGATCGGGCCGCGGCCGCGGAATCGATAGCCGTCGCCGCTCGCTTCGTCGCCATTGCCCAGGCGGTTCGCATACGCCGCATTGCCCAGGCCGACCGAGTTTCGCGCCAGCTCCTTCACTCGTGAAAGCAGAGATCGCCAGCGGCTACCCGCAGCAGCGCGCTTGCACACGGCCGTCAGGTTTTCCAGGCTGTAGTTCAGGCCTTCCACCAATGCGGCCAGGCCTGCCGACTCGTGGCCAACCTGCGCCAGGAACGCCGCCATGCGGCGCGGCGTGCTGATGCTGTACAGGCGGCACGCCTCGCTGATCGGCTCGATCCAGCGCTCCGCAGTTCGGTCAGTGCAACCCACCGCCTGCTTCAGTTGTTGGGCGGTCAGCTGCATCTTGTCTCCAAAAACAGAAAGCCCCACCGTCACCGGCAGGGCTGAATTGGCGGAAGCGGCTGGATTCGAACCAGCGGACCCTTTCGGATCTACGGCTTAGCAAGCCGCTGCCTTCGGCCTCTCGGCCACGCTTCCTGATTTGGTGGGGCGACGTGGAGTCGAACCACGCGAGTCTCAGACGCCGGATTTACAGTCCGGCCCAGCGCCCATCTGGCAACTCACCCCTGAATTTGCAGGCGGCCGTTCCCAGCCCTTCATCGGCTGGCATCCGCCAACCCGACCTGCGTGATTGTTGAGCCGGCACAGTGGATGCGTCGCTGAGGCGCTGCCGTCACGGAGCGCCCCTTCTATGCGACTCCAGCGGGAAGCCTCACGGCTGGCCGGTTGCCTGGATTCGCACCCACTGTGACTACCGACTCGGAAACCCGGAACGAAAAAAGCCCCCAGATCTCTCCGGAGGCTTTTCTCACCAATGCGCTTAATTTACTTATTTACCCCTGGGTGTCAAACATATTTTTCATCCCTACATCGGAGCCTCTCGCCAAGCCTTGCCGCTGGCACCATCAGGCCAGTCGGCATGCACCCCTGCAGCATCCATCGCCTGCTTCATAGCAGCCTTATCCACCTGCTGATCTGTGTGCATGTGCAACCACGGACCATGCTGCCAGTACTTGCCGAGATCAGATGCCATGCCGGCCACCGCGGCGCACGCCGCGCGCTCGCTGCACGTCGGCATCGTCCACACCTTGGCGATGCGAACCGGGCTGGCGTCCTGCACCTGCTTCAGGGTTGCGGCCAGGTCTACCGACCGTCCAAGGCGAAACGCGCTCCTACCGTCAGCCAGCGGCACCGCCGCCAGGTAAACCCACCACCGTTTCAGCGCGCGCTTCATGCCATCACCAGTTGTCGTTCAATCCATTCAGTCTGCAGCGCGATCAGCTCGTCGTCGCTGCCGTAGGTCTCGTGGAACAGCGCGCTCCCGTCCATCAGCGATGGGCCGTAGCGCTCGCGGGTGCTGCTGGTCGTCTGACCGGGGATCGGGTGCGCACGGTGGTGCCACACGCACAGCGCATAGCCGAACAGGTGCCCGCGCCGGCGGTTGCCGCTCTTGCAGTGGTTGTAGTCGCAGCCCACCACCACCAACTGCTGCGGCAGCAGGCCGGCCGCCATGCGCACCACGCACGCCATGCACGGCCCTTCCTTCGACAGCTCGAACCGCGCCACCTCCTCGGCTGTCGGCGTGCCGGTGCTGTGCCGCATCACGCGACCACCTCGCCGGCAGTCACCTTTGCCAGCGCTGCCGCATATTCCACCGGGTGCCGATCGCAGTGATGCCATGGCGTTTTATCGGTGGCCACCCACTGCCCACGCTCAGCAGCGCGCGCTAGCCAACTCTGCGTCCAGAAAGACGGGCTGATACCCTGCGCCGCGATCTGCTTGGTGGTGATGTACCCCTGGGTCTTGAGCAGCGCCAGCACGCGCAGTGCCCCCGCTTTCCAAGGCGTCCAGCGCACCGGCGCCGGAACACCAGCTGGAACATCTGGCACATGTTCCGGCACGTCGCACCGCTTTGCCGGATTCCAGTCGAACAGGCAGTGCGCCAACCCCAGGTCGCAATACTTTCCGCCCTCGGCCACATAGCTGTCGTAGCGCAGGTTTTGCTCGATGCTGAACTCCGGCCGCTCTCCCTTCTTCGTCCATCCCATGTGCGGCTCCCACACTGCCACGCCGAGCATCCGAAGCATCCGCGAGATCCCATAATTCGACTCTGTCAGGCATGGAACGATCACGGCACGGTGGTCTGGGCCCTGGGTCTCGTATCGGGCTTCGTAATCAGCTGGCAGGATCTGATCTGCAACCTTGGCATTGAGCGCCAGCTTCGCCTCGATGCCGATCTGCCGGCCGCTATCGTGCACCGCCAGGATGTCGAAGCCGGCCGTCTCCGGGTAGCAGGTCCAGCCGGCCTGCGCGTTCATGTCGCGAATGAACACCTCGCACAGCTGCGCCTCTGTCTTGAACAGCGCTTTCGCGTCGGAGGCCTTCATGCCACCACCTGCAGCAGCGGCCGAATCGCGTTCGGGCGTAGGCGCCGGCCGACCAGCTCGAACCCTGCCGCGCGCAGTGTCAGGTAGGCGCCCTGGCGCAGCGGCGCGTGCCCGGCGTTGGCGATCAGGTTGTTCGCCGTCTCCATGCGCTCGAAGTTCTTGCGGCCGCGCCCGCAGTAGTAGCCGCGCAGTACGCACGCCATCACCACGTCCTGCCGGGCGATGCCGCCGATCACGTCCTCCACGCGCTGGGCGCGGGCGTCCACCTCCAGCGGCTTGAAGCCCACGTTCGGCGGCGGCATCTCGCCGCGGTGCTCGATCAGCACCTGCAGCATGTTCTTGCTGGCCAGCCCGAGATAGTCCATGTCCCGGTGCAGCGCGAATTCGTAGCCCCACCATTCCAGGTCGGAGCGCGTCGCCTCGGTGAAACTGTCGAATTCGGCCATGGTCAGGCCCTCCCCTGCACCGGCTCTGCGCTGCCGTCGCGGCCCAGGCACCACACCTGACCGTCGACGTGCACGTTTGCCCACGAGGCGCCCTGCAACAGCAGCCAGTGCGTCGCGTCGTCAAGCGACTGGAACTCGTGGCGCGCGGCGCGCGGGTCGGCTGCGTTGGTGTTCGTGTCCATCAATTCCCCCTCTTCTCTGCTGCTGCCGCGATGCGTTCGAACTTGCGTGCCTGGTACTCGTTGGCCTGGATCGCCGCGTTTTTGCTCTTACGCTCGCGCTCGCCAATGGCCGGTTTGCTGTGGATGCCGTCGAGCCGCGCACGGATCTGGTTGGCTTGGCTGCGCGCCCAGGCCGAGCGCTTGGCCGGCGCGGTCATGCCTGGCCGTTCCCGCCGCGGCTGAACGCGGTGCGCATGCGCTGCGTCCAGACGTACAGCGGCCAGCACCAGCTCGCGCGGAACCGCTCGTTCTCGCTGCTGACCTCGATCAGCTTCTGCAGGTTGCTGCCCAGGTTGGCGCGCAGCACGTCCTTGGTCGGCTGCTTCATGCGGCGCGGCTGCGGCGCGGGCTGGTCGGAAATCAGGTCTTCGCTCATCGGGGCCTCAGTGGTGCGTAATGGTGGAAAGCGCGGCCGGCGCGCTCAGCGCCTTGGCCAAGTTGGTGAGGCCCTTCGCGGTGACGCGTACCTGCGTGCGCACCCACTCGCTGCCGTCCGGCTTGGCGCCGCTGGTGACCTTGTGCTCCAGGCAGCCGCTGTGCAGGCGGCCGGCGTAGGCCAGCCAGGTCGAGGCCAGCGGATGGCGGTAGATCCAGCGCTTCTGCTCGAGCAGGGCCAGGAACTTCCGCTCCGGTATCTGCATGGTCTTGGCCGCCTCGCGCAGGCTGAGCGATCCATCGCAAATGGCGATACGGTCCAGGGCCTCAGCCTTCGGGGTCAGTTCCTCGACGCGGCCGGCGTAGCTGGCCAGAAGCCCACGCAGGGCGGCCGGGTCCGACAGCAGCGCCAGCGGGTCAGAACTTGGCGCCGTTACCAGCTGGTCGTAGGCCCGGATCACCCGCAGGTGGAAGGCGGGGCTGATCCACATGGCGTACGCGTAGACAAGCTCCTTGGCCACGAACGTGCCAAACCCTTGCCGCGCATGGATACCGGGAATTCCCGGTATCGACTGCGCGCTAATTTCGGTGGCAAGCTCGACTGTTTGCTGCAGCCGCAGCCAGTCGGACGGCTGGTGTCGCTTTTCCCCGCCGGCAGCGCGGTGCAGGTCGTTGAGGCAGTAGCGCCCCGAGTCGTCGCGGCGGATGGTGGTGCTGGCAATGATGAGTTGGCTCATGGGTGCACGTCCTGGCTCGCGCCGGTGATGATGAAAACCACCTCGCCGCCCTTGCGCGGCTCAGCGCGGACCAGCGGGTGGGAAATGAATCGCTGGTCGTCGATGCCCAGCACGTGGGCCAAGCCGTCGCGGTATGCCTTGCAGCGGCCGAGCATGTTGTCGTCGTCTGGCATCTGCTTCGTCGGCGGGTAGAAGTCGATCGACAGGTGCAGCCGGCCCTCCGGCAGCTGCATACCCTTCCAGCCGGCTTCGAACGCGGCCAGGACAGCGTGGGTGCGGTGCGCCTTCGTGGCCTTGGCCTTGACCCGCCAGTGCACGCGCGCGTTTGGCGACAGGTCCTTGCTCGGCCACGGGAGCGTCAGGGCGATCAAGCGCGGCACCTGTCGGGGATGTACTGCTCGACACCTGGCAGGCGGACCACCTGTCCGCCGTCGCGGATCCAGTCGGCGACGCTCTGAGCCGGCGCGCATGCGGCCGCCGCAGCGGCGCGGCGAGCCACTGAGGCGCGCACGGCAATTACGGTGTGTCCGTTGGGCAATCGCTTCGGCTGCGGCTTGCGCGCCGGGCGTGCCCGCTCCGTGAGGTCGCGCTGCACTTGGCGAAGGGCGCGGCGCTCGGCCTGTTCTCGCAATAGCCGTTCGGCACGTGCTGCCTTGCGCAGCGCCTCGTCTTCCCGCCGTTCGGCAAGCGTCCGGCCGCCGTTGTTGACGTGGCGCTGGCGCATGTAAGCGCGGTGCTTCTCGATCCGTTGCTGGCTGGTCCCTACTGCGCGCGGCGGCGGGTCACACAGGAATTCGTAGGCCGTCCGGCGGCCGGTGCCGGAGCGCTTCAGATAGCCGCTCTCGCTGTTGTCCTTCATGGCGCTGTAGTACGGCCGCCGTGCTTTCGCGCCGGCTTCGATGCCAATGCCGTCCAGGATCACCTGCGGCGTGTGCGCGCCGGGGTTGGCCTTCAGCCATTCGCGCACGGGGGTCGGATAGTTCTTCATGCCGTCACCGCCGTGGCGTCGCCCAGCTCTGCAGCCGCCCGCGCCAGCGCAGCGCGCGCGGCATCACGGTCTGCAACTTCCGGCACCTTCGCTGGCGGAGGCAGTGCGGTGGCAGCAGGCTCCAGCACTTCGCCGCCGCGCATGACGTGGTCGCGCGCCAGTTCGTACGCTTCGCGCACCATGCGATCGGCATCGCTGGCGCTGGCGCCGCGGTAGCGATAGCCATCCAACTTCATGCCGACAAGCACCGTGAAGCCGCTGCGGTCGCCGCCGCCGCGCAGTTCGTTTGCCACCTGTGCCAGGCTCGGCACGCCGAGGCAGCGCGCGCGGAACTCCGGCAGCGTGGGCGGCCACGGGTCCGCTGCGGCGATGCACGCCGTCAGGCCTGCGCCGAGCTGCTGCGCCGTGACGCCGGCCAAGCCCTTCGCCCAGGTGCTGCCCGCGCCGGTGGACGGATCAGCGCCGAAGCCGCTGGTCCACCGCGTACCGTAGATCTCAGCCATGCGCGTCCACACCGTGGCGATCGACGTGAGTGAAATCGGCGCCGGCGTGGTCGGCTGCGTGGCGCTGGATGGCTTCACGGGCAAAGCGTTGGGTGCGCTCGGCAGCGCTTTCGCGAGGGATTGCATGGGCGGATGCTCCGGAGGTGATGGTGTTGGCGCCGGTGGCGCGCTGGCGGCGAGCCGCGGCGATCAGGTAGCCGGCAGACTTGTCCGGGTAGACGTCGGACAGCTCGAGCAGGTGCTCGGCGGTGACACCCTCGCCTGATGCTGCGATCAGTTCCGGGTGCTGGCTCGTGGTGCGCAGCCAAGGACGGTTGAGCGACAGGGATGCTCGGTTCAACGCTGCTGCGATGAAACCTGCATCGGTTCCACACACACCTCGCGCAGCGTCGGCGCCAGTGGTGTGTGGTGTATTGGTTCCCTGATGGTTATATGACGGTTCCGTGTCCCGTTTTTGGGACTGTTTCGGCGGAAAAACGGGACTGTTTCCAGGGAAAAACGGGACTGTTTGCCCCTCGGAAGAGTCCCAATTTCGGGCCTCTTCAAAGTCAAAATGTTCCACGGAATAACGGTCCCGTTTTTGGGACTGTTCGTTTTCATGTTCCACGGCGGGCGAAGGAGCGGATGAACCCGAATGCTGAGCATCAGCAGAAGGCGGGTTGAGGCGATAGACGATGACTTGGCTGGTGGTGCCACGCCGGTGGCCGGTGTCGCGAATCAGCCCCGCCGACACCAGGCGCGCCATGTTCGTCAGCACCGTTTTGCGGTCCTGCCCCGTCGCCTCGGCCAAGTAAGCAACCGATGGGTAAGCCTCCCAGTTGTCGCCGCCCGCACAGTTGGCGAGCACCACCAGCACGAACTTGGCGGAGGATTTGTCCAGGGGCTGCTTCAGTGCCCACGTGATGGCCTCGACGCTCATAGGCTGATCACCACGCCGCCCAACGACTGCCCGCGCCAGCCACGAAATGCGCGGGCGATCGTGCCGGTCCGGTTACGGCGGCTGTGGAACTTCGGTTGAGCGTCTGCCTGCAGAAAGCGCTGGACCCGCTTCACTGGCAGGTTGAGCGCAGTCGCGATCTCAACGGGGTTGCAGCGCTCGTCGCGGAGCATGCGCATCTCGGCCGCCTTGCTCATCGCCCACCGCCCTGCTGCGCTTCCAGCTCTTCGGCGCGGGCTTCCCAGTAAGCAATGCGTGCGTCCAGGTTCTTGATGCGGAGAGCCAACTGGTCGCGCTTGAGAAAGCTCACTGTCGAAGCACGCTGGCCACGCACGGAGTCGCGAACACTCCGCGTGCAGTCAGCCATCGAACGCGCGAACTCGACCGCCGTCAGCTCTTTGCCCTTCAGTGCTGCCGGAGTTGCCTGCAGCGACTTCAGCACCAGCGGGTGCTTGGCTCCGTACGACATCACTGCACCCCGGCTTCGGCAGCGGCACGCGCGTGCTGGGCGACCTGCGCGAGCTGTGCCTGCGCATCGCCGCAGGCGGCCGCAATCTCTGCAGCCTCGTTTGCCGTAATGCGGCCGTCGTCGATCGCCTCGCCGATGATCTGCGACAGCTTCCCCTTCGCGGACGACGCGGAAAGCAGCGCAGCCAGCATGCTGCCGCTGGTCGGCGCCTCGGTGCGCGTCAGCGTGTAGCCGTGCTCCGCGGCCAGCGCATGCAGGATGCGGTCGTCGCCGGTCACGCCCATGATCTGGCTGGCCTCGGCCAACGTCAGATGGTGCGTCGTGGTATTCGGGTTGACCTTGCTGCGCAACACTGCGTCGGACATGGCGCGCTCGCGGCCATCATCCTTCGTGGTGATCAGGCGTGTGGCAAGCGCCACGCTGCCGCCTGGGTATGCGTGAACGGTGTGGTATGCGGCATCGGTAATGTTCATCGGGTTTCTGCCTGAACGTGGTTTCGAGTGACGGCGGCCGGCAAGATCACGGCCATGGAGAACAACTGCACGGGAACTGCGCCGGCTCTAGCCGGGCCGCATCAAGAAGGCGTCGCCCTCATCGCGGTACGCTGGTGCCCCCACGGCTCCAACGACTGCCCGCAAGGAGGGCGACATGGAAACAACGCGGAAGTACTTGGTGATCGTCGACTTCGCCGAGCTGACGCCGGTAGCAGCACAAGTGAAAAAAGACCTGGACAGGTACTCGGTAAAAAAGCCGACGCTTGTGTTCACCGGCGGCAAAAGGATTGGGTACTTCATCGAGACAGCCCTTCCGTTGAAGGAGCTGACTTTCGATGGACACCTTTTGAACGGCGACTCGTGCCTGATAGTGGAACTTGGACAACGGCACGCAGTGGAGGGATACGCACTGCGCGATCTCTACGCCTGGCTCTGATCAGCTCCGCGCCGAACGGCGCCCATGCGGCGTCTTGTAGGCGGTGGTACGGCCAAGCGATCAGCCAACCGAGCAATCCGAACGGGAGTAGTAGCCACTCCAGCGCGCGCATCTCAGGCCACCTCCACGGGGACGATTCGTTCCACATCCGGATCTGCGTCAGCAGCGGCAGGGACACCAAACACGTCGGGGCGAAGAACGCTCCGCTTGACGACGCCGGAGGTGGCTTGGTCAATTCGATTCGCCAGCGCGCCGCTCGCCTTCTTATGCCCGCGAGCAATCATGTAAAGAGTCAGCGCACTGCAACCCGCTGCGTCAGCGACCTTGGCAAGAACAGGACAAGCAGCGGTTGCGCTGCCACCACGACACTGGGCGTATTCGGTGAGGTTCATGGCCTCAACGTTACCGTTTCGGTTATGCCTAGTCAATACCGTTTCGGTTATTTACCGGAATGGTAAGCCAGCCCACCATTCCGCGCATGGATGCGAACACTGCCCGTACTGAAAACATGCGCCGTCTCGTTGCTGAGGCTGGCGGCCCCGCAGAATGGGCGCGTCGTTTTGGGCATGCGCGCTGGCAGCAGGCCCAGGTCAGCCAATGGATCTCCGAGGCAAAACCAAAGGGGATCGGCCGAAACCTCGCGCGCGACCTTGAGGCTGCAATGGGCCTGGCGCCTGGCGAACTCGATCGACAGGAGTCCGGTCCGTCTCAGGATCCTAGACTCGAAAGAGCAATAGTTGAGGCAGCAGTGAAGTTGGTCCGGGAGCTAGATGCGATGTCGCCTCAGCCACCCCCGCCAGAGACCTATGCGACACGCCTGTACCTCGCCATGCTTGTGGCCAGGGAGGAAGGTGCTGCATCAATTCTGGAGGGGCAGGATCTCGTTGGCGCATTGCGCCGCTTCGCTGCGGAGCTTCGTAAAGCCGGGTAAGGAGGTGCGCGTGGCGATCACAGACGATCGATTGAGGGAACTGGCCGAGCAGATGGCGGCCGCTATGGGAATTGACAGTAAGCCTGCACAGCAAGTGCATCCTGTGCGCAGGCCAGTGCCAGGGAAACGTCCGCAACTCCGGGTGGTAGGCGCGGCGGACGTTGAGCGCGGTATGGATCCAGCGACGCGCGACTCGCATTTTCGGATGATCAGACATCATCGGCGAAGCTGGGGGCCGGCGATGCAGGTATTGATCGATCAAGCCTGCTTCGGGCTTGAGGCGATGGAACAGCTTACCGATGAAGACCTCCGGGGACTTCTGCGTGACATTGAGCGCGGGATCGATTGTATTCGTGAGGATGTCAGCTTCGAAGACGCGGGGCTGGTGCGATCACGCTACGGCTGATGGGTGGCGCACCAGCCACGAATTCAAACAGGGAGACGGGGTGTGAAGACAAAATCAGTTGCCGCAGTCCTTGCGCTGGCTGTCGTTACCGGCGGGTGCGTGCAAGCTACCAAACAGCCCTCGCCAAATCAGATTTCGCCTGTTCCTGCCGATCGGGTATTCACGATCGGCGACCAGTCAGCTGACGCTGGGTCAGCCGTGGTGACGCGCGATGTGGGGCTAGCGGGCGGCGGGTGCTTCTTGGGCCTTTATATTGATGGCCAGCCTGCAGCACATTTTGACCCGGGCGAGCGCACGACGTTCAAAGTCAAACCTGGGCGCCATGTACTGACTGCCAGATATGTCGGCGGCCGCGGCTTATGCGCAGCCAACAGCGAAGCCCGCCAGGTAGCACGCAGTCACAGCACCGAGGTCCTAATCGACCCCGGAATGGTACGTGCGTATCGGATCCACACGCGAGTGGACGGCGAGCCCTCAATAGAACCCACCTTGTAGCCGATAACGACCATGTGCCGCCCTGCGCTCGGTTTTCTGAGAATGCCGGCCGACACGTTCGCGTAGCGCGCAATGCGCTGGCGACTTCAATCAAAAAGGAGATCGGCGAGTGGCTGACGATAGAAAGGGTGGGTATTGCAACAACTGCGAGAAGTCGGTGGTGGTCTTTAGGAAGGGGACTAGTCACATCCTGCATCTGCTGCTTTCGGTTGTGACTGCTGGCTTCTGGGTAATTATCTGGATCCTCTCTGCCATCAAGTTTGGCGGCTGGCGATGCTCCGAGTGCGGCTCAACGCAGGTCAGTAAAGTCCGGTAACAGCGTCAGAGCAGGACTCGCAAAAAATAATTACCGTTTTGGTATTGCAATGACGTAACCGTTTCGGTAATGTCACTCCGTCGCCCCAGTAACACGGCATTCCGCCGCGGGGCACGGAGATTCAGATGCGCGCCGTCACCGCTCGCCTCACCTGCCTGGCCCTCGCCGCCACACTGACCGCAGGCTGCGCCGTCACCGGCCAGCCCGCCGCAGAGCCCACCACCGGCACCGGTGAGGCCATCCCCGAACAGCTGTCGATCACCTCGCCGCGCTTCTGCGCCGCCCTGGCAGTCTACGAATTGGCCACGGTCGACGACTGGGGCCTGCGCGCCGGCATCGCCCGCGCCGCGCTCAACGGCTTCGCCACGGCCGGCCGCGTGCCGGATTGCGCCGAGGGCGTGGCCGCCTCGCTCACCGGTGGCGAGTTCAGCCCCAATCGCTGGCAGAACGCGCTTGATGCGGTGGACGCAGTCGATGCAGGCGATTACGCCCTGCCCGATGCCTGCGCACGCGCCAATGCGGTGATCCCGGCCAACGCCCCGGCGGCGCTCGCCGCCTCCTTCCCGATGGCCGCACAGGCGCAGTGCGTCATGCATGGCCTGGCCTTCGTCGAGGTGCAGCCGTGAGCGCGCCCGTGGATGTGGTGCAGGTGATGGAAGAAGACGCGATTGCCAGCTATTCGCTGCGCAAAAACGCGCTTTCGGAGAACGCCACCGCGAAGTGGGTGGAGTCAGAGGACGCGCGTGGCGCAGTCAATGAGCTGATCGACTATGTGCGCTCCGCGCCTTGCCACTGCTCCGCCGCATTGCGGACGCTGCCGGCGGTTCAGTGCGAGCGCTGCCGCCTACTGGCAAGAGTTGGAGGTGCAGCATGACCGCGCCAGTTGATGTGCTTGTGGTGATGGAGGATGCCGCGCGGCTCCTGTGGACCAAAGGGCAGTGGCCGGTGGATCCGAACGCGAAAGCACTTGGGTTCGCCCGCGCTGCGGTTGCCGAGTTGATCGAGGCTGCAAAGGAAGTGCAGGCAGATGCGGCGATTTTGGGCATGGAAATCCCACGCCTCGCGGCAGCGCTGACCCGCGTAGGCGGTGCTGCATGAGCACCATCGTCAACGTGCTGGACATCATGAACAGGGTCGCGCTGTTCAACGGTGGCCTGGTCGCCGACGACCTGGGCAAGTGCCAGACCGCGCTGAAAGAGCTGTTCGAGAAAAGCCGCGCGCTCTCGGCCCACCTTGAGCACTCCATCGCGATCGCCAACGTCAGCAGCCCAGAAACCGTGCCGGTCCGCCACCCCATCCGCGTCGCGCTCGACGAGTTCGACGAGGCGCTGCGCGCCGCCGGCGGTGCCGCATGAACCGCCTGACCTACCGCCACACGGTGAAGGGCTTCCACAACGACGTGCAGCTCGCATGGTGCGAGCGCTCCCGCAGCTGGCTGCTGCAGGTGCTCGTCAACCGCGTGCCCGTGGCCTCCATCGTCGCCGGCCGCGAGCCCGGCATCGAGTTTGTCGCCCCCGAACCCGACACCGCCTACAAGCGCCACCACATCCAGGTGCGCGGCGCCTTCATCGACATGCCGGTCGAAAGCTGGCGCGAGCTCAAGCAGTGGCACGACGACATCGCCAAGGCCGTAGCGCCGGTGCAGGTGTTCGACGACGTGCCGCGCGATCTCCCGCCGATCTGCCCGCCTCTGGCTCCCTTCGCACAGCGCGCGCGCCAAGGCCGCGTCCAGGACATCCACACCCATGGCTGACGGCTCGCACTCCTTCAACTTCCCCGCTCCACAGGTCTCGTGCCTGCGCCCAGGCGAGATCGTGGTGGACCTGTTCGCGGGCGGCGGCGGCGCCAGCGAGGCGCTGAAGCAGGCGCTGGGCATTGATCCGGCGCTGGCCTACAACCACGACGAGTGGGCGATTGGCATGCACGCTGCCAACCACCCGCTGACGATCCACCACCGCGAGGACATCTGGCACGCGGATCCGCGCAAGGACGTGGCCGGGCGCCCGGTCGGCTGGTTCCATGCATCGCCGGACTGCACTCACTTCAGCCAGGCCAAGGGCGGCCAGCCGCGCAGTCACAAGACACGCGCGCTTTCCTGGGTGGCGCTGAAGTGGATCGGCCAGCTGCTGCGTGCCGACTTGCGAGACGGCACGAACACCGCGCCGCGCATCCTGTCGCTGGAAAACGTCTGGCAGATCCTGACCTGGGGTCCGCTGGTGGCCAAGCGCTGCAAGGCGACCGGCCGCGTCATGAAGATGGACGGCACCGTGGCTGCGCGAGGCGAGCACGTGCCGGTGGCGAATCAGCAACTGGTGCCGGACAAACGCCACAGCGGGCGCACCTGGCGCCAGTTCGTCGCCGCGCTGGAGTCGAAGGGCTACCGCGTCGAGTGGCGCAAGCTGACGGCCAGCGACTTCGGCGCCGGCACCAGCCGCGAACGGCTCTTCCTGCTGGCGCGGCGCGACGGCCAGCCGATCGTATGGCCGGCGCCGACGCACGGCACCGCGCCCGGCATGCAGCCGCGCGTGCGCGCCGCCGACTGCCTGGACTTCTCCATCCCCTGCCCGTCCATCTTCACCCGCAAGCGTCCGCTGGCGGATGCCACCCTGCGCCGCATCGCCAAGGGCGTGATGCGCCACGTGCTGCAGTCGGCCGATCCCTTCATCGTCCCGGCCACCCACCAGGGCTCGGACCGGGTCAACGACGTGCAGGCGCCGCTGCCGACGATCACCGCCGCGAACCGCGGCGAGCTGATGCTGGTCGCGCCGGAGCTTGCGCCCTTCATGACCGAGCACTCGAACGCCAGCAACCAACGGACGATGCGCGCCGACGAACCGCTGCGCACGATCTGCGCCGGGGTGAAGGGCGGTCACTTCTCGGCCGTCGCCCCGATCCTGGCTGGCGTGGGTGGCCGAGCAGGTCAATCCGAGCCGCGGTCCGGCGCTGAGCCGCTCTACACGATGACCACCAAGGCGGACACCGCGCTGGTTGCGCCGGTGCTGGCCAAGTTCCGCGGCGACAGTGCCGGCCGCGCCGTCAGTGAGCCCGTGCCGACCATCACCGCTGGAGGCGGCGCCAAGCGTCCAGCTGGCGCCGCCCATGCACTGGGCCTGGTTGCACCCACCTTGGTGCAGACAGGTTACGGCGAGCGGGAGGGACAGGCACCGCGTGCCCTGGATCTGCAGCAGCCACTTGGCACAGTCGTCGCCGGCGGCATAAAGCACGCGACCGCATGCGCCTTCCTTGAACAAGCGAACGGCGGCTTCTACGAAGGCGGCGGCCGCGATGCGCGCGACCCGGTGAGCACCATCACCGCGACCGGCAGCCAGCAGCAGCTCGCAACTGCGCACCTGGTGACGATGCGCAACAACACCCACGGGCAGGCAGCAGACGAGCCGCTGGGCACCGTGTGCGCTAGCACCGTGCACCACGGGATGATCGAGTGCACGCTCAGCGCGGAGCAGCAGGCCGGCGCGTTGCAGGTCGCCGCGTTCCTGGTGAAGTACTACGGCAGCGGCATCGCCGTGGACCTGCGCGAGCCGCTCGACACTGCGACCACGCGTGACCGCATGGCGCTGGTCACGGTGGTGATCCAGGGCACGCCGTACGTGATCGTCGACATCGGTCTGCGCATGCTCAAGCCGCACGAGTTGTTCCGCGCGCAGGGCTTCCCGGCCAGCTACCAGATCCAGCGCACCGCCGATGGCCGGGCGATCAGCACCAGCGCTGCCGTGCGCATGTGCGGCAACAGTGTCAGCCCACCGCCGCTGGTCGCCCTCGCCCAGGCCAACCTCGATACGAAGCCGCAGCCGCTGCAGGTGGCCGCATGACCATCGCCCTCCTCGGCTGCGGTCTCGACGCCATCGTGCAGCACGACCTCGCCGGCATGCCGCTCCAGATCACCGACGCCGCGCGCCTGCACCGCTACGAGTGCGCCCGACAGCTGCGCCGCACCACCCAGTCGCCAGAAGCGCGCGAGAGCGACCAGCTCCGCGAGCAGTTCGGCCGGCACTACCAGACCGCCTGGCGCAACGGCCAGCGCCCAGACCTCACCGAACTACCGCGGCACTTCGTCGCCCTCAATGCCACAACCCATGGAGTTACAAGCGCATGAGCCTCATCACGATTCAAACCGCCGACGCGGAGATCACTGTCCGCTCGCGTCAACCGCAGATGGCCACCCTCGAAAGCTTCGCAGTACCACTCGAAACTGCGAGCCATCGGTACACCAAAGTGCTTGCCGACGGCACCCACCTTGCGGCCAGCGACAGCCGCACCGACCACGTTGCCGTTATCGACAACACCACCGGGCTGATGTGGTCCGTGGAGTCTCTCGGCGATCAGAAAGACGCGGACACAGGTGTTAGTCAGGACGCGTGCAAGGCGCGTTGCAGTGAATTGAGGTTGCTCGGCTTCTCCGACTGGCGCCTGCCCACTCGCACCGAACTGGCTGGCCTGGTGGATGACTGCCAGCACGAGCCGGCCATCGACACCGATGCGTTCCCGCGCGTGAAGCCGCGCTGGCACTGGACGAACACACCGGCCGCCTGGTCTTCGGCGTCCGCGTGGGGCGTCGGTTTCGGCCTCGGCAACGTCTACGGCTCCAACCGCAACGACCTCGGGTTCGCGTTGGCGGTTCGCCGCGCCGGTCAGTAATTTGATATTGGGCTGATTTTATGACTTCCCGTTTCCAACCGCCGCCGATAATCAAAGCTTGCGAACGACTCCTCGTCGAGATTGAGCAGTGCGTGCGTCGCTTTGTGCGCTACCACCGTTACGCAATCGGCACCGATTTGCGTAAGCAGGCAATGACCGTTTATCGCAACGCGAATCGTGCATGGCGTGATCGCGAGAATCAGGCGAAGTGGGTGCGGCAGTTGGTATGGGATATCGATGAGCTCAAGCAGCACCTGCAGACTGCAAAGCTGCTCAATGCATGCAGCAGCTTCCGGCAGTTCGAAATGCTGGCGCGTCTGGCGGAACAGCTAGGCGCACAGGCTGGCGGGTGGAATCGCCAGCAACAAACCCCCAAGGTCCAGAATGCGCCCGCCCGTGAGGGCTTCGCGCAGCGTGATCAGAAACTGAGTACCCATACCGCCCCTGCGGGGGCCAATTCATGACGAAGTCTCGCCACCCACATCCGGGCTGCGCGACCTGGTCGCAAGTGTATGGGGATGCGGCCGCCTGGTCTTCGGCGTCCGCGTGGAACGTCAATTTCAACAACGGCAACGTCAACAACAACAACCGCAACAACAACGGGTTCGCGTTGGCGGTTCGCCGCGCCGGTGAGTTTCAGGGGAATGGAGTCCAGTTGCAGGATCTGTATCAAGCCTGGCGGCGTGCCCGCCGTCAGAAAGTGCCAAGCCACAACCAGCTCCGCTTCGATGCGGACTGGATGTGCAAGCTGCTGCAGTTGCACCGGCAGATTACGGCAGGGGAATGGTCGCCGCGTCCGTCCACATGCTTCATCGCTACTCGGCCCAAAGCGCGGGAGATCCATGCGCCCGACTTTGCCGATCGCGTGGTGCATCACTGGCTCGTGCCGCAGCTGGAATCGATCTACGAGCCGAGCTTTATCCACGACAGCTATGCCAACCGCACCGGACGCGGCAGCCACGCAGCTGTGCAGCGCGCGCAAGACTTCATCCGACAGGTGCACAGCGGCCAGGGCGGCGGCTGGTATCTGCAGCTGGACATCGCGAACTTCTTCAACAGCATCCATCGCCCAACGTTGTGGGCAATGCTGCGCAAACGCCTGGAGCGTGCTGGCGCCGATCGCCAGGTCATGCAGACAACATACGCCCTGCTTCGCCGCACGCCGCTGCATGCCGGCGTGCAGTACCGGGCGACAGATGCAGAGCGGGCGCAGGTGCCGATGCACAAGCGCCTGGAGAATGCTCCGGCTGGGCACGGCCTACCCATCGGCAACCTGTCGTCGCAGTTCTTCGCGAACGTCTACCTCGATGCGCTGGATCAGTTCGTCAAGCGCACCCTGAAGGCCAAGCGGTATCTGCGGTACGTCGACGACTTCGTTCTGTTCCACCATGACCGCGCACAGCTCCAAGCCTGGCAGGCGCAGATCGAAGAGTTCCTGCACCAGACGCTTCGCCTTCGACTGAAGGCCGATATCCGTTTGCGCCGCCTCACCGACGGCCTGGACTTCCTGGGCTACGTGATCCACCCAACGCACACGCTCGCTCGGCAGCGCGTCGTCGGCCACGTGCGCGCGGCCATGGCGGAATGGGAAGGCAAGCACGTCCAGGGCAGCACGATCAAAGCAACTCCGCAGGATCTGCGCGACATCCGCGCGCGCCTGGCCAGCTATGACGGCCACCTGCGTCACGCCAACAGCTACCGGCTCAGGCAGCGGCTTGTGCAGCGCTTCGCTTGGCTGCCGGCGGCCACTTTCCCGCGCCGATTCAGTACCCGCCAAGAAGGTCGGCGGGTATCCCTCAAATTCTGATCGCCCGACAAGGATTACCGCATGTTCTTTCGCAACCTCACCATGTTCCGCTTCCCCACCTCCCTCGACCTGGCCGCCGTCGAAGAGCTGCTGCCCCAGTGCGCGCTCAAGCCGGTCGGCCCCCTGGAGATGTCCTCGCGCGGCTTCGTCTCGCCGTTCGGCCGGGAAGAGACCGAACAGCTCAGCCACCGGCTGGGCGACTTCCTGTGGCTGGCCATCGGCGGCCAGGACAAGATGCTGCCCGGCGCCGTCATCAACGACGCGCTCGAGCAGAAATGCGCCGAGATCGAGAAGGCCGATGGCCGCCGGCCGGGCGGCAAGGCGCGCAAGCGCCTCAAGGACGACATCATCCACGAGCTGCTGCCCAAGGCCTTCGTGCGCAACTCGCGCACCGACGTGATCCTCGACCTGGCCAACGGCGTAGCTATCGTCAACACGTCCAGCCGCAAGACCGGCGAGAACGTGATGTCGGAGATCCGCGGCATGCTCGGCAGCTTCCCGGCCCTGCCCCTCAACGCCGAGCTGGCGCCGCGCGCCGTGCTCACCGGATGGATTGCCGGCGAGCCGCTGCCGGCATCGCTGAGCATCGGCGAGGAAGCCGAGCTGCGCGACCCGATCGAGGGCGGCGCCATCGTGAAGTGCCAGCACCAGGAGCTGCGCGGCGACGAGATCGAGAAGCACCTGGAGGCAGGCAAGCAGGTCACCAAGCTGGCGCTGGTGCTGGACGACAACCTGTCTTTCGTTCTGGGCGATGACCTGGTGATCCGGAAGCTCAAGTTCCTGGATGGCGCGCTGGACCAGCTCGACGACGTCGAGGGCGACGGAGCGCGCGCGGAGCTGGATGCGCGCTTCGCGCTGCAGTCGGCCGAGATGCGCCGCCTGTTCCTGGTGCTCGAGCAGGCGCTGCGCCTGTCGAAGGTGGAGGGCTGAGCCGTGAACGAACCATTCGGAAGTTCCGGACAGTTGGCGCCCGATGCGGGGAGCGGCGGGGATGCGCTGGAAACCGCACTGGAAATATTCAAGCGACGTAAGTCGGACATCCCCTATGCGGTGTACGAGCAGATCGAAGTTGTTTGCTCGCTCATCGACGCCCGCCAGCCGGTGGGGCAGGAGCCGGTGGCGCCCGAGTCAATTCCCGAGGGGTGGGCGCTGGTTGACCTCAGTACCTACGCAGTCCTGCCTCAGTTGCCCAGCGAGCGCATGATTGGCGTCGGTTGGCCTGCTGGCGAGATGATCAGCGAGTGCTTCGATAGCGTGGGAGCCTATGCCGACCTCATCGCTGCATACTCCGCCAAGGGAAGCGGCATCGTCCACGGAAAAGGGCAGCCCGCGCCTGCTGCTGTGCCGGTGGATGCATCATGGTCACCGCATGACAGAATCGAATTTGCCCTACGTGATGCAGGGTTCGGCTTGGACGAAGCGTCGAAGATTGCAACGCTCGCCACCCACCCCCAGCCGGCAGCGGCGCATACCTGCAACTGGCCCGACTGCGGTCACGACACGAACCGTACCGGCCACAGCCCCGGTTGTGTTGGCAAATTTTGCAAGCCGGCAGCGGCGATTGCGAGTATCGGAGTCGCTGCGATCGCCGAGGAGCGCGCGCGTCAGGTGCAGGTCGAAGGCATGACGCCGGAAGGCGATGCCGGCTATCGATATGGACAGTTAGCATGGGCGGCAGTCGCTTACCTGCAGCTGTCAGCCATGGAGCTGCGCGACGGAGGCCGCGCCCACATCGCCACTGCATCGCCGCCAGCATGCTGGCCATGGGATGCATCCTGGTGGAAGCCGCGCGATGTGCGGCGTGACCTGGTGCGAGCTGGTGCGCTGATCGCAGCACAGCTGGACGCTATCGACCAGCAGGCCAAGCCGGAGGTGCAGCGGTGACCATCCCAGCATCCCCGTTGTCCTGGCCTGCAGGCTGGAAGCGCACACCCGCTGGCCAGCGAGAGAAGGCACGTTTTGGTCGCGCTGGCCGCCGACGCTACAACGGCGACTACGACGCACCGCGAGTGCTGACCATTTCCGAGGCTGTCGACCGTGTTCGCCTTGAGATGCAGCGCATGGGCATCAACAACGACGATTTAGTGATCAGCACCAACCTCGAGCTGCGGCTCGACGGCCTGCCGCGGTCCAATCAGCGTGAGCCGGCCGACCCCGGTGTCGCGGTGTACTGGCAGGACCGCTACGACAGGACGCAACCGCCCAAGTGCATGGCCATCGACTGCTACGACCGAGTTGCCGACAACCTGGCGGCGGTGGCCGCCACGCTTGATGCCATGCGCGCGATCGAGCGCCACGGCGGCGCGGCCATCCTTGAGCGGGCATTCGCCGGGTTCACTGCCCTGCCAGCGCCGGTGGCGCTGTCCTGGCGCGACGTGCTGGACCCTGCCGACCCGGAGGGCAGCTATCGCCGGCTGCGCTCACAGCATCACCCGGACCGCGCGGGCGGCGATGCCCAACAGTTTCAGCGCGTGCAGCGCGCATGGGACGCCTACCGGCAGGAACACGACAATGGCTGACGGCATCCCGACCCTACCCCGCCAGGCGCGGAATAACGGGCTTGCCGTGGGCGGCCGGCCGATCCGCGTACCAGTCGGCAAAGCCACCGTGCGGCAGCTGCTGAAGCGCCACCTTCGCGAAGAGGGCAAGCGCATGCACGACCTGGCCGAACCCTGGCAGTGCTGCAAGCAGAACGTCTATGACCGGTTCTGCAGCGCATGCGCCTTGGCTCCTGGCCATATTGAGGCGGCAATCACTTTCCTGCGCCTGGACGAGTTCGACGCCGCCGAGCTGCGACTGCTCGGCGCGCGCGAAGCTGGCTGGGCCATCGATACGAAATACCTGCTGGAGGAAAACCCCAATGCCCGAGACTGATAGCGATCTTCGCCTGCTCGCCATGAAGGACGTGCGCGCGAAGGTAGGGCTGAGCCCTGCGACCATCTACCGCCAGGTGCAGGTCGGAAAATTTCCAAAGCCCCACAAGGTTTGCTCGCGATCGCTGTGGCTATCCACACAGGTGGACGAATGGATCGTGCAGCAGACCACTTCGTCAAGTGTGGGGCAGAACATGGGGCACGCGGCCTAG